ATATTCATTATTCTTCCTATAATTTCTTTTATATAAATATAGAATAAAATACTTTTCATATTTATTTGTATTCATGAAAAATATTCATTATATTATTAATAAATTGTCTTTACTGATATTTATATATAGACCAAAAAAAAGAAAGGTAAAAATGAAAGAAGTAATTAATTCATCATGGTTTAGAGCAGCATTAGCTGGTGGAACCGGAGCTGCATTAATAATCACAGGGAACATACTTTATGCAGGAATTGCATTTGGTGTTGGTGTTAGAGAATTGTTATTAGCATTTAAAAAATAGAAAGTTATAATATGTCAAAATTACGTTATAAAGAAAGAATCACAGATGATATTGTTGATGCAAGAGAAATCATCCGAATGGTTGGTCGTGGAATTGAAAATGGAAATATAGATATTCAGTCTGCCATGATAAATTTAGCGGAAGCTGTTCGGAAGTTAGAAAGTGCAAAATCATTTGTCGATCGTGAATGAAAAAAGTTTTTCCATACATTGTATTATTAGCGGCATTATGTTTAGCAACTAGTGCCGCATATTACAGCGTATTCGGACTTAGCAAATTATTTTCAGCTCAAACATTAGCTATTATTATAATGGCTGGAACGTTAGAAGTTTCGAAATTAATCACCGCTACTTATTTACATCGTTATTGGAAGAAATTAAATATACTTATTAAAACGTATTTAACTACGGCTGTTGTCGTGTTAATGTTTATTACGTCAATAGGTATATATGGTTTTTTAATAGCTGCATATCAAACAACAGCAAATCAATTAACTATAATGGATAAACAAGTTGCTGTGATAGAATTAAAGAAAGAGAGATTTAATGATCAATTAACTAGTTACAATGTTGAAAAAGTACAACTAGGAGAGTCTATATCTGAATTATCAAAAGGATTATCAAATAATGTAATCCAATACAAAGATAGAGAATCAGGCGAAATAATAACTACTACTTCTTCTTCTACCAGAAAAGTATTAAATAAACAATTAGATGATTTTAAAGATCAAAGAAATAATGTATCAATAAAAATAGAATCAATTGCAGATTCAATTACAAAATTAGATTTACAAGTATTGGATTTAGAATCTAATAGTGAAGCATCAGCTGAGATAGGCCCTTTAAAATATTTATCTGAATTATTAGATAAACCCATGGATGAAATCGTTAATTGGTTTATATTAATTTTTATATTTGTATTTGACCCATTAGCAATTGTATTATTAGTATCAGCAAATAAAGCTTTTGATATAGTAAATGAAACAAAATATAAATTATATGAAAAACAAGATATTGAATGTTCAGTACCAGAAGGGTATGAATTTAATAAAGAATATCCAATAGAAGAAATATTAAATGATACAGAACAACAAAAAGAAAATGTCGATTCCATTCCGGAAGAGAAAACAGAGATTAAAAAGAAAAAGAAACGTTTTAGATCAAATACAAAAGTTATATCATGAAAAAAACAAAAACAAAAACAAGAGGAAATTATAAAAAATTAGCTTGTAAATATTGCGGGTCTATTGTTGAACGAGTAGACAAAAATTCAATAACAGTTACATGTTCAAAATGTACTTTCAAATTATGTGAAGGTATTGATTTGGATATCTCCGAATAATTTATTATAATATAAATAAAAAATATGTTAGAAGCAGAAGAAATTAAATCCAATTGGGAACACTACAGAATCAAAGTTAATGAGTTATTTCCTACTAGAGCAGACAAATTAAATAAATTATATGATGAGTATGAAGATAGAATAATAATGATGCCAGCATCTTCTATCGCACATTACCATAACGCATTTGCAGGAGGATATGTTGATCATGTACTTCGTGTAATGAAATGTACTAAAAAATTATATAATGCTTGGGCTGATATGGGAGCAGATATGTCAGGATATTCCGAAGAAGAAATGTTATTTGCTGCAATGCATCATGATTTAGGAAAATGCGGATTTCCAGGAGAAGGAAGAGAAGTATATCAAGTAGAAACATCTGATTGGCATAGAAAGAATATGGGAAGGATGTATAAGCATAATGAAAATATTCCTTTTACAATGGTTCCAGATTTATCTATATATTTGTTACAAAAATATCAAGTTCCAGTTTCTTGGAATGAATATCAAGCTATTAAAATACATGATGGTGTTTATGATGAATCTAATAAGCCATATTTTATTTCTAGGTCAGCACAATCAAAATTAAAAAACAATTTACCACTAATATTACACCATGCAGATCATATGGCATCGCAGATAGAATATGAACGATGGAGAAACGCAAAAAACAATTCACCAAAAGCAGTAGCACCAAAAGCAAAGGCTACTAAATCAACTGCACTTAAAAATTTAGCAGAACAAAATCCGACAATAGATAAATCTATATCTGATATTTTTAGCACATTTAACGAAGGATAATTATGATTATATTCTTAATATCGATAGGATCAGTACTATTAATAACAACGTTGTACTTTATATATAGAGCATATGTACTTGCGGGAGTATTAGCTGACGCCGAAGAATATATTAAAGATGTAGAAGATTTATCTACTTATATGTATCGACAAATAGATTCTTCATATGAAGAAATGAAACGTGTTGATCGCTTGGGAGCATTTCATGAAGATGATGAAGCTGGAACTACATTTGCTATGTTAAAAGACGTAGTTGAAAAATTATATAAGGAATTTAATGCCGAGAAAAAAGAAGAAGAGTAATAGGTATTGGACTAACATTACTGAATGCTCAATATCTGCGTATAATCAATGCGCAGAAGAACCAGTATTAAAGGAGCGAATATATAGAAGATTTATATTTCCTGCCTTTATGAAATTAGCAGAAAATTTAATTAATAAAATGAAGTGTGAATATATAGATTCCACATTTCAAGATCTACAAACAGATATAGTTACATATCTTACAGTCCGTATAGACAAATTTAATCCAAGTGCTGGAAGAGCTTATTCATATTATACTAGAACTACATTTAATTATTTGATTGCAGAAAATCAAAAAGGTTATACAAAATTAAAAAGAAAAGCAGAGCCTATAGACATTGATGATAATAGAAATGTTCAAATTGAAATGCATAATGATGAAATGCGAGAAACTTTAAAGTATTTTATGGATGCGTATATTGAGTATTGTTATGATAATCTAAATTATATATTTGCAAATGAATCAGATATACATGTTGCGGATTCTATATTACACATTTTTTCAGAAAGAGAAAATATAGAACAATACAATAAAAAAGCATTATACGTTTTTATTCGTGAAAGAACAGGACTACAAACAAATAATATAACAAGAGTTATAAAAGTATTGAAACAACTTTATAATAACAAATTTTGGGAATACGAACAAACAGAGTTCGTGAATTTACCTTTTTAATATTTATTATTAAAAGGAACAAATATGGACATAAAAGAAGAATTATTCAAGGGAACTAGCTTCGCCGATCTAATGTCCGATGTCTATCACAATTCAAAAAAGAAAGATAGACAAATAAATCAATTAATATCTCAATTACAGCCACTAATACGTAATGCATCTGATGCTACTATTATAGTACCATTAATTAAAGAATACCTAGATGTTGCGGTGAAGAACGATGACCATTTAGTTAAATTAACCGCTATAGTCCAGCGTTATATATCCGCTACACAGACAATTTCCGGAGAAACTTCGTTATTAAGTGAAGAAGAAAAATTGCAATTATTAAAAGTTGCCGAAGAAACATTTGAGGACGAGTTGTCAGATGAAATCAAAAAAATTGATGATGAGGATAAAGAGTTAAAAGAAAAAATAAAAAACGTTAAAGAGTCGTTGGAGAGAAAAAATGAAAGTTGAATTTTATTTAGCGGAAGTACTTTCTAGTGATATTACAAATACTTATAAAGAAGATGGGCATATAGCAAAAGGAACTAAATCTAAAAATTTATTTGCTATCCGAGTTCGTACATATAGTGGCGATTCTGTAAAAGAATATATAGCTATTCCAGTAAATAATAGTATAAAAGAAATACCATTAATTGGAGAACATGTTTTAATATTTAAGGGACTTCGTGATGATACAACTCCTGACAAAGCAAGACAAGAGTGGTATTATTTTCCAGCATATGGGTTAAAATCTGGAATTAATTCTAATTTATTGCCAGGCATAGCTCAATTTAGATCGGGTACGATTAATGTACCGTTTCAAACAACGCCAGGAAATACATTTGAAGAAAAAATAATTTCTCCTTTACAACCATATGAAGGAGATATATTAGTAGAAGGCCGGTGGGGTAACAGTATTCGATTGGGAAGTTCAATATCTAATGATGTAGCAGGCGAAGACTTTTATACAGTAAACCCTACTTGGAAATCGACTAATGAAAATCGTGGAGACCCGATCATAATACTTTCTAACAAAAGAAATAATAAGCCAGGACATAACGAATTTGTTATAGAAAACAATGAAAAAGATGGGGCTAGTTTATATTTAACATCAACACAAAATTTTCCTAATTTTACATTAAGTAAGCCATTAGGAAATCATGGATCGAAAAGTGAAAGTGAATATAATTCTCCACAATTAATAGGGAGTGCGGATAGAATTATATTACAAGCAAAAAAAGATATCATTGCGTTAGATGCAAAAACAAGAGTAACAATTAACACACCTGAATTAAAAATTGGTGATGAGTCTGCGTGTGAAGCAATGGTTCATGGAGATGTATTAATGTCCATATTAGTGGATATTCTTAATGTTATTAGTGCTGGCAGTATTGGAACTGCTGGAATAACTACGTTGCCATTAGATAAAGGTGCATTAGCAAATGCATTTAAACAATTACAATATTTAAATAGTTCGAAATATTTTATAAAAAGAGATAGTTAAAAAGGAGAACACTATGCCAATTACGCCGCCTATGGATATAATACCAGGACTTCCAGCAAAGGGAGTTAGTATATTATCAAACAAAGCTAATAAATTAATAAAAAAAATTGGAGAAAAAACCGGAGAAACGTTGCAAGACGCTATCCAATTACCAGATGATTGTAATTGCGACGATCCAAGAATCCATGATATAAAAGATAAAATAGAAGATGCTAAAGAAATGATAGCAAAAGTGCAAGAAATAACAGCTGTTATTAAAAAAGTACATACTGGATTGCAGTCTGCTATGACAACTGCAAATGCAATAAAAGCTGCAACGTTAGCAGTTCCGGTTACCGGTCAAGCTGCTATAGCAGCAGAATTAATGATGGTACAAAATATGACTATTGCAAATGGAGTACAAGCAATAAAACAAATAGATTTTATACCACCAACAATGGAAGCAGGAATGTCTTTAATTAATAACCAATTGGCTAGTATTATATCTAAATTGGGTGGTATATGTAATAATGAAACATTCGATGTTTCTGCAGACGTAGCTAACTCTTTGAATGGCGGATCTGGTGGATCTGGTGGATCTGGTGGAGATTGGAGATTGGTATCTGGTAGTGGAGATTGTGGGAAGCCTCTTGGACTGCCGCCTTCTACAAAAAGTCCTTATACTGATTCATGTGGTGGTGTGTGGGTTTGGTTTGGTAGTGGATATTACAACCCGGATGGTATTGGTTGGGGTACACAACAAAGCAGAATTGATGATTCAACAATGGGTACAGAAGTATATAGTGATATTAATGTATCAAGTGAAGATTTGAATACATATTCTACAATGATAGATAATTTAGTAAAAAATCAACAAGATTTATTAACATCAATCCAAGAAGCTCCAGCACAATCATATAATGGTACTGAACCGCCGAATTCTAACTTAGGCAAATCGGGAGATTATTATATTGATACTGCAGCTCGAAAAATGTATGGCCCAAAAACAAATGAAGGCTGGCAACAGCCCGTAAATTATTAATAGTAATATTTATATAAAAGAAGAAAAATTATGGAACAGGCAAAATTTATTCAAATATTAAGAAAAGTAGTACAAGAAGAAGTAAGAGCTGTTATTAAACAAGAATTAACAGAAATAATACAAGAAGGGTTACAATCAACTATTTCAGAGTTACGGCCAACTAAAACTCCAATACTAGAACAAGTTTCAAAGCCAACTAAAAAAAATAAAGTTAAATTTAAAACAAATAAATTTTCTGATATTTTAAATGAAACGAATTCTTTAAGAGAACAATCAAGTGTAGGAGATTATGCGGCTATGATGAATGAAGATATTGTGATGACATCAAAAGATGCGATGGGTTTTGGAGTGCAAAGAAATGGGACAGTACCAGGAACAATGCATGATCCAGAGACTGGTAAAACATTACAAGTAAATGGTGCCGTAGCAGATGCTATGACAAAAGATTATTCGGCTTTAATGAAAGCGATTGACAAGAAAAGGGGCAAATAGTGGCATATCAAGTTGTTAATGTAGATGTTGATAGGTTAGCACCAAATACCGCACTGGGTATTGATTTTACTTTTAATAATCTTGGAGTATTTAAAAGCATATATGATACTAATAAACAAGCATTAGCTAATTTAAAAACATTATTGTTAACTAGAAAAGGAGAACGATATGGATTGCCAGAATTTGGTACTGATTTATTGTATATAATATTCCAACCAAATGTTGATGATATTAAAGACAATATAAAAGATATAATTTTAGGACCAATTGGAACATGGCTTCCATATATAGAAATTGATGAAATTGATGTAAAAACATTAAAAGATGATCCTAGACTAATTCATACTATTGAAGTAACAATATCATTTACTGTTCTTAAGACGGCAGATAGTGGGAAAATTCGATTGTTTGCAAAGGAAAATGGAATATTAGAGGTTAAATAATGGGAATACAAAAAGACGTAACATATTTAGGTAAAGACTTTGGACAATTTCGTAAAAATTTAATTGACTTTACAAGACAATATTTTCCAAATGAATACAATGATTTTAATGAGTCATCGCCTGGTATGATGTTTATGGAAATGGCTTCATATGTTGGTGACGTATTGAGTTATTATGCAGATACTAATTTAAAAGAATCATTATTAGAACAAGCTAACGAACGACAAAATATATATGATATTGCAAAATCTTTGGGGTATAGTGCAAAAAATGCAATTCCTGCTTATACTAACTTAGATGTATTTCAATTAGTTCCAGCAATAGGAACAGGCGATTCAGTACGCCCTGATTATAATTATTCGTTATCAATCAAACCTGGGTTGGGTGTAAAACAAAAAAATGGGTCAGCAGCATTCAGAACATTAGAATCTGTTAATTTTGAGTTTTCATCTTCTAATAACCCAACTGAAGTTACTGTATATGAAAGTGATGATGCAACAAAGCAACCAACATATTATTTACTAAAAAAGAGTGTTCCGGCAGTTTCTGGAGAATTAAAAACTGCAAGATTTACTTTTACAGCCCCGGTACAATATGATAAAATTGTATTAAATGAAACAAATATCATTGATATTATATCTGTAGTAGAATCTGATGGTGATGCTTGGTATAATGTTCCATATTTAGCACAAGACACGATTTTTGAGTCTGTACCAAATTTATTAGAAAATGATCCTGATTTTGTACAATATCGAGATTCATGTCCTAGTCTATTAAAATTGAAAAAAACAGCTAAACGATTCGTAACCAGATTAAGAAGCGATAATAAATTAGAAATACAATTTGGTGCAGGAATTTCAGATAATCCTGATGAAGAAATTATACCAAATCCAACTAATGTAGGAAATGGGTTAGCAGGAATGGGACAAAATCTAGATATGGCAATCGACCCATCTAACTTTTTATATACAAGAGCATATGGACAAGCCCCAGCTAATACGACATTAACTGTTACTTATACTATAGGCGGTGGAGTTGCAGATAATATACAAAGTGGAGTATTAACCAATATTGATTTTATTGAATATAAAGATGATCCAAATTCAACTAATAACGCAGCTACTAACAGATTTATAAAATCAACCGTTGCTGTTAATAATCCTAAACCAGCAACCGGAGGGAAAACTGCAGATACATTACAAGATATTAAAAATAATGCACTTGGCAATTTTGCTACTCAAAACAGAATAGTAACGAGAGATGATTACATCATACGATGTTATTCAATGTCTCCCAAATTTGGAAGCGTATCAAAAGCATATATAGTACCAGATGACCAGATATCACAAGGAGATTTAGAAGACACGATAATTGCAAATCCGTTAGCAATGAATTTATATACATTAGGATTTAATTCATCTAAACAATTAACAACATTAAATGATGCAATAAAAACCAATTTAAAAAATTATCTAGGACATTATAGAATATTAACAGATGCAGTAAATATTAAAGACGCATTTATAATCAATATTGGAATTGAATTTGAAATATCAGTTTTATCTAATTTTAATTCAAATGAAGTTTTATTAAATTGTATCAACTCCGTACGAAATTATTTTAATGTTGATAAGTGGCAAATAAATCAGCCTATCATCAAATCAGAAATTTTAAATTTAATCGCAAATATAACTGGGGTACAAAGTGTTGTTGGTGTTTCTATAAATAATTTATATGATACAGCTCAAAATTATTCTGGAAATGTTTATGATTTAGAATCGGCAACAAAAAGAGGAATTATATATCCTTCACTAGACCCTAGTATATTCGAAGTTAAATTTCCAAATAAAGATATTAAAGGAAGAGTAGTTAGCTATTAAAGGTAAATAATGTTTAAAATAATATATCCACAATCAGATGCAACATTATATGAATCGTTGCCAACAACCAATACTGGATTAGATGAGGTATTAGAAGTTGGAAAGCGACTATCAACTGCTGGCAGTAGTTATTTAAAGTCTAGATCTGTTATTAAATTTGATATGTCTGAAGTAACAGACACGTTAACAAAATATAATGTAAACTTAACTGATTGTAAATTCATGTTACAATTGTATACTACCCATGCAAAAAATTTACCTGCTGATTATACAATTGATTCTAAATTAGTCGGAGATGATTGGACTAATGGTACTGGATACCAAAAATCGAGCACTATTATTGATAATGGAATAACTTGGGACAATCCAAAATCAGGATCTGTTTATTGGACATCAGGAAGCCAAGAAATACAAGTGCCGTCTGGCGGAGGTAGTTTAACAAAATTAACAAATGTTAGTGCATTTAATATTACAGGTAGTACTGTAGGAACTTATATTGTTAGTTCTTCGAATACTAATGTTACTGCTTCTATAACATTAACATCTACATCTAGTTTTGGATCTGCTACAATAGTTGCAGCAACTGGGTCTTTTAATGTATCAGATACTGTTGTATTTGCTTCACACTCATTAGGTGCTACCACATCTGGTGGAACTGATATGACATTTACTTTAGTTGATGTTGATTTTCGAAATGCAAGTAGCATTTATATAAGTGGATCGGGAGAAGGTGGTAGTTGGCTATATCAATCTGGATCTGGAATATATAGTGGTAGTTTAACATTTTATTCACAATCATTCTTTACACAACCAGGATTAGATTTATCCGAAGATTTTAATTATAGACCAACTGATTTAAATATTGATGTTACTGGCGCAGTCAAAACATGGATAAGTGGTTCGGGAGGATTTGCTATTCCAAATTATGGCTTTTTATTACAATTTTCTGATGCAGATGAGGCAGATGTTTCAAAAACTGGATATGTAAGATTCTTTAGTAGAGAAACCCATACTGTATATGTTCCTAGATTAACAATGTATTTTGATAAATCTAGTTTTAATACAGGATCTTTGGCTGCAATGGATTTAGATTCATATACAGTATATACGAAACTTAAAAAAGAATATAAGGATTCAGCGGTAACTAAACTTAGAATTTATGCTCGTGATAAATACCCTCAAAAATCACCAACTAATTTATTTCCAATGACAACCGTAAAATATTTGCCTAGTAATACTTTATATACATTGAAAGATGCGGCTACAGACGAAACGATAATTCCATTTGATAATATTTATACTAAAGTGAGTTGCGATAGTACAAGTAATTTTGTTTATATGGACATGACCGGATTAATGCCGGAACGTTATTATCGTTTAGAGTTTAAAGTCACAGATGGCTTTGTAGAAGAATATATAGAAGATGATTTCTATTTTAAAGTAGTTAGGTAAATAATATGCCTCGAGGAATTAATAGCAGCGGAATAAGTGAAGGCGGAGTTAGTAATAATACGCCAGGAATGAGTGAATCGCCCAGTAGATTTAGTAATATCACGGAAGCGCCTGCACAAGGACAGCCAGCTTTACCAGATCCTATATCACAAAAAATTCAACAACCATATATATTAAATGGTTTAACATATCAATCAAATAATCCTTATATAATCGAAAGGGATGGAGCTGGTAATATTAAATTACAAGAATCTGCTTCTAATCAGCGGCTAATAATAGAACCATCAATTGAACATATTACCAATCAATCATTTGTACAAGTAGTCAATACCCAATTTAAATATTTTAAATTCCCAGCTAAGGTTAATATAACCGGAACAGAAGGATTAGATATCGATATTCCTAGTTTCAGTTATGATAAATACGAAGGAAGATTATTGAGAGATGGAGATACTTTATGGATTATCAAAGATAATTTGAAACGACTATTTTATATTAGAGCGGCCAGTACATGGGCAATTAGAAATAATTTACCACCATTTGAGAATATTACAGGTGATATTCCGGGTCTAAACAACGGTGAAAATAATTATAGCAATTATAATAACGTAACGTATGAAAGAGCGGCTCCTACTGTACTTGCTAGCTATAAAGAAGGTCCAGCATATACATGGTTAGACGCATTTCCAGATGGAGAAGACCGATATAGTAAATTTCATTTTATTATTGGTGATTCTCCATATGAACAAAATACTGATAATGGTATTAACATAAATGGTCCTGGGTTTTCAACAGCTACATTTGGTAATAATTGGGGTGCTGGAGATCAACGAGTATCTGAATTTAATACAGATGAAACGAGGGATAGTTATATTGGATTAGATGTGTGGGGTGCTGATGCATTAGTAATGGGCGACTATCAACTCGTTACTTTTCGTCGTGAAATGGAAGGAACAACAGTCTATAGAGAAGATTTAGCTGCTGATGGAGAAATCATTTACACATATGATACAATTTATTTATATAAAGCTACCGTACGGAAAGCTGCTACATCAGGTACTTTTATGAAACTCGAAATGAAAACTGGTGGTAACAATGTAGATCTAACCCATAAATTGAGAGATGGCAATGGTGACCTTTCAAATTCTTCTGGATATGTAATCTTTCCATCAGCAGGAGAAAATTATACCGGTTGGGTATTACGAATGGAGGATTTAGTAGAGAAATTAAAAAATGAATATCCAAGTAAAATGACTACAGTGTCTGGTGGCCATGAACAGATCAAAGGAAATCAAGATATTGCGTTTGAATTGTCATTCCTGGATCCAGACAATACTGGACTAGAAGAAGAAACTCAGGACTTTTATTTCGTATGGAGTACAACGGACAGCAAAATTATTGATACAGTTCATGAAAATTTGCAGAACATTGGAAGGGACATAACAGATTTTGACAAAGGTGGCGCAAATATAAGTTATGATGCAGGTGACACTATGGCAAATACGATGGCGGCAGATAGTAAATATACAACTTATCTAAATGATTTAAATAGAAGACAATAATCTCGTAATATGTTAAAACAATACTCAAATATCGACGAAATATTAAATGCAGATAAATCATTATCTGGAATAAGGCTTCCTAAAAAGTCGTCTGATTTACTATCGTTTCCATTAGACAAAAGAATTGATTTTGATAGTACAGTTGCTCCATCAGTAGATAGTTTATTAGAATTTCATGTATATGCAAATGATACGTGGATAACAGGAGAACATACTTTACCAGTAACTAATGAATTTGCTACATTTACTAATACAGATACAAATCAAGATATACAACTTAATGGTGTTCAAATCAATATTGATTTATTTGCACAATTTGATAATTTAAACTTAACTGCAGGAAATTATAGATTTGTAATTAATTTCTTTGAAAATTTAATTGGTAGTTATGCGTTACAACATTTAAAAGTTGATGAAATTTCTCCGGACAGAACAGAGGTAAGATTAAAAGCAATTAACAAAAGTAGTACAGAATTTTTAACTCAAATTAATAATTATATTAATACAGTTAATCAAACTGCTATTCCTGGAGGGAATGCAAAAACATATCTTTTAAATTTTGGTAGGAACCAAACGTTTCAATATGTTAATAGCATTGTAATGGGTGGGTTTTTATATGTAAAATTATTAAATCCTTTGCCTGATACAATTGAAAACCAATTTAAATGTTGGGTTGTAGAAGAAAATAAATATCCATATATTGATAATGTAGTTATATACCCAAAAGATACGATAAAAACATTTAATACATTATCTGGACCAAATTGGCAAGCAAATAATCAACCATTTGATGTTTCTGCAGAAACTGATTTAAAAAATTGGAATGATTTATTAGGATCATCTGTACAAACATCACAAGAAATTGTAGATGCTTATTTTTCAGGTAGTTTGTCTGGAATGTCTTTAAATATTGATTATACAGATTTTAATAATTTTGTATTTTATAGTTCTGCTACAGAACGATTGGTTAATTACAAATATAAATTAAATTTATTAGAATATTATACAGAACAATCTTCTTCTGTTTCTCAATTATCTGGATCTGTTTCAATTACAAATGCAGCAGACTATAATTCATTAAAAACTAAATTAATTAGTGGATTTGATAAGTTTGAACAATTTTTATATTATGAATCTTCATCTGGAATGTTTACTCATGAAATTCCGTTATCAAATCCAACAGTTGAATTTGTGACCGGTAGTTATATAAAACCAAATCCAAAATCAAATTCTACTTATCCATATACGCAATATTCTGTTACTAGTAACCAGTTTAAAACGTGGTATAGTGGATTATATGATAGTGCTTCATTATATGATAATAAAAATATTAATATATTAACCAAAGCAGTGCCAGAATTCATATTATTAGATGAAAACAATGTACAATTGCCGACATTTGTTAATATGTTAGGTCAACATTATGATATACTTTATACATATATCAACGCAATGACTCGAATTAATAAAAGAGATGAACATCCTAAACTAGGAATGCCAAATGAACTATTATATTCTGTAGCAAAACAATTTGGGTGGAGTTTGCAAGACGGAAACCAAAATAAAAACTTATGGGAATATACATTAGGAACAAATGAATCAGGCGCTCCATTAACTGGGTCTAATTCTGTGGGAGTATCTTCTATGCCTGCACAAGACAGGACATATAATATATGGCGTAGAATTGTTAATAATATTCCTGGATTATTAAAAACAAAAGGTACGAAAAGAAGTGTCCAGGCACTGTTAGCTTGTTATGGTGTACCACAATCGTTAATTACTATTAAAGAATATGGGGGGCCTAGATTAGATCGTATTCCAGTATATGAAAAATTTAATTTTGATTACGCATTAGATCTAATTAGAAATCCAGCTGGTACTGTTATAATCAATTATGATCAGCCAATTGGGGGCGTAGAATTAAGATTCCGCACATCGAACATATTAACTAATCCTACGATGTCAAGCACAATGAATTTATATAATGTGGGTAGCAATTCAGTAACTGTTGATTTTTCTTCTGGTACATTGGGTACTATTAATATTAATGGAACTGCGTCTGCAGCAATTGAATGTTTTAATGGAGATTGGGTTAATACATTATTAAGAACCGGCAGTAGTGGCACTTTAGAAATTGTTGCTAGAAAAGCTAAATACGGAAAAATTGTATCTACTGTTTCGGCATCTGCCACTGCAAGTTTACCATCAACTGGAACTATTACATTAGGAAGTACCAGTACTGGAGCAACTCGATTAGAAGGAGAATTGCAAGAATTAAGATTGTGGACAGGAAGTTTAAATGTTGAACCAGGAATTGGTGATCTCGATGATCCTTTTTCTAACCACACAAGAGCTCCTGCTGCATATGATGGTAATATAGATGCATATGATGAATTAGTATTTAGAGTTCCACTAACACAGAAAATTAATCATTCATTGACTTCAAGTTTAAATGGCGTAGAACCAAATCCTTCTGGAATATCTGCTTCTTTTGCAAGTTGGACTACTGATACACCATATGATTCAATTGAAGAAACATATTATTATGATGGCATATCATTGGGGGCAGGAACATTTGATGATAATAAAATAAGATTAGAATCAAATAATATAGTTGGTGCATTAGATTTCTTAACTAGTGGGGAGCGAAGCCAATTTGACACTGCTCCATTAGATAACAAAAAATTGGGAGTATATTATTCTCCACAAACAATGATTAATGAAGATATTATTGCGCAATTAGGATTTCAAAGTTTAGATGATTATATAGGAGACCCGGGAGACCAAAATAGTAGATCGTATCCTGATTTAATTCGGGTAGCAACAGAATATTGGAAAAAATATACTGCTAAAAATGATATCAATGCATATATTAAGATATTTTCATTATTTGATTTATCATTCTTTAAACAATTAGAACAATTATTGCCTACTAGGGCGGATAAAATACTTGGATTATTAATACAACCAAATTTATTAGAACGAAGCAAAGATACGGCGTTGCCAGGTGTTAATCGATTTAATGAATCATATACTGGAGAGTTAGATATATATGAAAACCAAAATATGGATGGACAGTATCTTGTTTATTCTGGTTCTACTTCTGGACCTGTTGCTACTATAATAGCATTTGATGATGACCAATTGGAAGCGTATTTAACTAGTAGCCAAAATAATTATGATGGAACTACATATTGTTATCCTTATTTAATTAGATCTTCAAGTGAGTGGATAGAATCATCGACTCCATATTGGTTATGCGAAGGAGTGATGCCAGTTATTACTGGTAGTAGATTGTCAGAATTTTATGAATATATATATTCTGGTAGTGTTATGCGTCCGGCTGAAGTGCAGGATTATATGCCAATTGGAAAAGCACGACATGAATATATAGGATGTAAGATGACAAGCCCCGATTTTAATATTGATTCTACGGATACAATTGATGGTGGTCCGGTAGTGGAATATATGGCGGCAAATCCAAATCAGATAATTACACAAACTCCGGGACAACAAGGTGGGTTGGAGATTAAATAAAAAATAATATAATGTAATATTTATATAAAATTAAAGGTTAAAGAAAATGGGATATTTAAATAACAGTGCAGTAACAGTTGATGCTATATTGACTCTAAAAGGAAGAGAATTGCTAGCAAAAGGCGGAAATGCGTTTAATATTACGCAATTTGCGTTAGGTGATGATGAAGTAGATTATAGTTTATGGAATGAAGGACACCAAGAAGGGTCTGATTATTATGGTATACTTATTGAAAGTATGCCTGTAACAGAAGCTGTTGCAGATGAAACTCAAGCATTAAGATATAAATTAGTTACACTACCCAAATCAACAACACAAATACCGGTAGTAACAGTTGGGAATTCTAGTATTGTATTAGTTGGGCCTGGCGATAGTGCAATTATATCTCCAAATACTAGTAATTTACAAGGGGGTAATTCGAATTATGGATATACAGCAATATTAGCAGATAGCGATGCTGCAGATATATCGGTAACACAACCATTACAAAATTCAAGAAATCCTAGTACAGGATATGTTGGTAGTAATGAAGATAATCAAAGTGTTGCTGTTGCTGGGTTTGCGTTCCAAATATCTGCAAAAAAACAGGTATTAGCAAATAAAACAACTACTATAACAATAATAGGAAATGAAACTGGTGGTAGTGCTACTGTTAATTTAACTGTAAATAAATTAACAATTAATACAGCAAATAATAGTACTAGTTAACAATAATAAGGCATAAACCGAATGAAAAGAAATTTTATATATAAATTAAAAAAATATCCTAAACATGGGATCAGTGATTTTAATGCAGATAACCTTAAGGCTTCTAAAGGGTCTTCTGAATCTGGTGGTGCTGGTAGTGGAGCTGTGACTTCACAAATTCAAGCGTTGGCAGAACAATTAGCACAACAAATGGTGGCACAACAAAATGCTGCAACTACAATATCAAATATGGGTAAAACATTTTCTG